CGCAACAAAACGAAGCAACTTATTGCTTACTAATAATCTGCTCTGTATCGTATTCTAAGGCACTTACCTGCTTCACGGACTTGGGGATGGTATACCACCTTGCCCGACCTGCCTTGCGCACCGTGTTGACGAGCTCTTGGCCGCCCTCGGGCCGATGTTCCATAGCGATACAGGAGCGATAGGGAGTAAGACGGCAGAACCAGCCAATGCGGTTGCAGAGGTAAATGCGGTCACAAAGGTCACGTATCTTTTTATCAAAGTCCATGGTCTGAGACGATACAATAATCGTCAAATGATATTTGCGCTGCATCTTGAAAAACTCGACAGCTTCACGGGGCATAGTTTTAAAATCACGATTAGAGTGCAGCACGCCAATTTCGTCAATGAGAATAAGGGAATCAGGAATAAAGGTCTGTTTCCAGTATTCCGGCTCTAACTCGTAACCAATACCCATATTACTATAGATAAGCCCCTTATTAGCACGTAGCCACTTATCAGCAACACGAGACATATACAAAGACTTGCCAGAGCCTTTTGAACCAACAACAGCCTCAAGTTTGTAGGGGTTTTTGCAATAGCTATCGATATAAACAAAAAGCCAACAAATGCAAAAGACAAGAATACCATAAAGCATAACATATAATCCTTTCTAAATGCGAAAACGTCGCCGACCATTAAAAATGGTCGGCGGCGTTTTCTCTCAATCGTTAGGAACGACCGGGAATCCAGCGGCGGAGGATACGGAGAACGATGCCCGCGATAGTGAGAATCACGAAGACAAGGAGAATGGGCTGAGACTCATAGAAATCAATGAGCTGACCCATCCAAGTAATCATCGACGTGAAAAACTCACCGACCAAGGAAAGCAGCGTGGCAAGAATAGAAGCAGTAGGGCCCTGAAGTCATCATCCTTTCATAAGATTTTTATGGCACCTGTCACGGACGGAGCAGGAGAACCAACATAGAAAAAACAGCAGCAAAGATAATAAAATAGCCAATTTCGGGGACAGAAAAGATACCGAAACAATACTGCAAGGGAAGAAATTCCATCAGCTCATGCGCCCCCAAATCGCGTTTTTAATCCATGTAACAGTAGTGACAAAAACAAGGACAACAAGCAAAGCAGAAACGCAAGCTTGCGGGTTGAGAACTTGAGATGTAGTAATGGAATCTTCCTCATAAGGGAGCTGAATAAGTTGAGTCGAACTGTTATAGGAATACCTTTCGGACGTATAACCGGACTTGTGAACCGTCTCAGTGCGTTCGATGAAAAACGTATCACCGAACCAATCCATAATAGCAGTGAAACTATTAGAGACGTTAGGGAGATTAGCATACAGAGCCGGAGTATCTGCGGCGCGGTCATCATAAGCGGTCAAGCTCCCCTCAAAAGGCAATTCAACTTCCTCCGGCACATAGCCATCACGGAGGTCAGGAGATTCTGTAATATTCTGCGCGGGGTCCTCAGGAGCAGGAGAAGCTTCCAAGGAAGAATCAGAAGCGGCTTTAGAGTCCAAATCGGCGACAGCCTGCGCAGACGCCTTAAGATAATCATACTGCTGGACGGTCATATCACAAGTACTGCCATCTTTATACTGCACTGTGTAGACGGTAACGCCGTCAGAATCAACCCAAGTTTTGATAACAACAGGGACTTCCATCATTTATCACCCCCATCCCAAATGGCACGAAGAACAAAACCAACAAGCGAAAGCAGAAGAAAGATAAGGACAACTGTACCAAAAGTGCCGAAACCGAAAAAAGAAAGGTTAAGAACATTCGCAATAAACGATGTCACAACAGCAAGAGTCGAAACAAAGTCTACCATGGCAACAAATCCTTTACAAATTTGTAGATACCAAGAGCTACGAGGAAAACGACAACAGTGATAACAAGCGCACCACCGGAACCAAAACGCCCGAAAACGGACTTGAAGAAGTCAATAAAGCTCATCCGTCGACCGCCTTTCTAATAAGAATTCGGAGAAAAACAGCACCAAAGCAAAGGAGAGAAACGGAAAAGAGAAACGTGCCTAAATTCTGAAAAATAGCGCCAAGAAGACCAGAAGCGCCCGCAGCAACATCTTTATCAACAGAAGAAGAATTTTTAAACGAATTCAATAAATCTTTAGACTCTTTCAGGGTATCAGAATCTATGTCAAATTCATCAGTAATAACTTTCTGCAAATCCTCAGGCGAGTCGGAAAGCCAGGCACCAAGCTTAACGTCAGGCAAAAGAGAAGCAGGAACAAGGAGAGAAAAAGCGAAAGAAGCGGTAGTATCAAAGGCAGAAGCAGAATAAACAGGGGAGGAAGAAGGCTTTTTCACAAAAACAAAACCGATATCAGAAGATGGAATAGTATATCCGGACGGATAAGGAACAAAAGAATGAGTTCCCAAAAGATAACGATTAGAATTAAGATTTATTTGCATCAAATTAGAATAAGCATTAGGAGGAACAATAAACGAAGAATCACCACCCTGTAAAACATAGCCGCTTGCAGAAGAAGAAGTAGAATAACGAATAGCAAAAGGATATGAATAAAAGGGGGAAGAAAAAGTGAAAGAATCTAAAGTATCAGTAGAAGAGCCAGAAGAAGAACCGGCAGTATTACCGAAAGAAAGAATACGGTCTGAACGGCTAAAAGAAGAAGTTAAAAAGCCATAAGTTCCAGAGGGTTGAGCAGAAGTAGAATAAACGCGGACAACAGAAGTTTGAGGGGAAAAACCAAAACCAACAGGAAAAGAGGGAAGTTCAGACCAAAGACCAGAAGCACCGCGAAGAGGATAAGGAAAAGCGCAAGCATAATCATAAGCTAAGCCAGAATCGTTAGCCAAATAAGAAACATCAAACGCATCCGTAGAATAAGAAATAGAATACGGCAATGTATAAGAAGAGCCAGAAACAGAAATAGGAGAGCAAAGAAGCTCAAAACAATCTATGCCGTGAGAAACAAGCTTACGCCAAACAAACCAAGAACCATGGTGCTTATAAAAGTCATCCAAAGACGGCATAACAATTTCCGTGCCAGAAGCAAAACAAGGAGTACACAAAGAAAGAGAAACCATCAGAGCCGCGACAAGGGCGGCGAAGCGCTTAACCAAGCACCGCTGCTTTTTCTTCACTTCGCCACCACCTTTCGCGACATCGAATAACGGAGGTCAGTCCGTTTTGGTTGCGGGGTCTGGACTCGAACCAGCAGTTTCAGTTTCAGAGACTGACGTGCTACCGTTGCACCACCCCGCGATAAAAAATCAGTAAGGCAAAATAAAGTTGCCTTGAGGGGAGAAAATGACGCGAGCATCATAATCTTTAAGCGGCTCATAGTCGGGCGGACAGTTTGCAACGAACAGGAACGGAGAACCGGACTTACCAACACCACGGAAAGCGCCATGCACAAAGGGAGTGCCCTTTTTTGTGTAACCATTGACAACGTCGACACAGGTAATTTTCATTTTTTTTTACTCCTTTTTTTGTAATGAATCAAAATAATTTAACTCCCGCAGGAGATTTGCCCAAACAGAAAATGAGCGGCGAAACTCGCTCCATAAATTATTCTCGAAGCACCATGCAGTAAGCGCGGTATAACTCTCGGATGGATTATCTTTAATGTGTTCAAAAATTTGGCGACTTTTGTAAGTTTCAGATTTTCCGACGATGTTCTCGCAATCAAAGTTAGCAGACAAGTCATCCAGCGAATATTGGTGTTTTTCTTGGTTGTCTGCATGTACCAAATACCGGAGCGAAGACATCCAGCGTTTACAGAACTCAATAGAATTTTGTTCCACGCCCAAAGCATTTGCTACGGTCGATATAGGAGCAGGAGTAGAGCGTTTACCGCACCAATGATAATGAGCTTTTTTCAACTCCCCATTTTCATCAGTATCCATGTCATGTAAGATATAGGCGTATTCGGTAAAAGCGTCTTCGATACGATTTAGAACTTTATCACAGTCATAAGTGGTAGAATCTGGGTACAACACACCAAGAAAATTTCTTGATTGTTTCTCAGACATCCTAAAACCCCCTATTTAGTAGCGTTAGGTACTTTCTGAATATAACCATAATACCGATAGGAACTAAAGTCAAGAGTATTTTTCGGAATTATAATATAATTGACTTTTCTACCAAAAACAACACGGAGGACTTATGAAATTTAACGAAAGGATTAGAGCAGTGAGAGAAGACCGCAACTAACTACAAAATTTATTGATTTTGTAGATTTGTAGAAATATCTACAAACTACATGAATCGCTTAAGACGTAGCCCAGCGATTCACGGCGCACCGAAGATGCACGGAGGTCGAACAAAATCATAGTTTTGTCCAACTCGAAGCGCCATGACGATAGAGCAGGTAACTTAAGAGCCCCTACCAGCCTGTTTTGGAATGGCAAGGGCTTTGCCCTTGCGAGGACGAGGGACGCGGTGGAGACGCTATCGCGTGACTAAACGTAGCAACTGCCTGCGTTTTTTTTAAAAGAAAATAGAATTTCATATTGACAAATAGAAATTTCTATGCTACAATAGAAGCATAAAAGGAAAGGAGTTAAGCCCATGAAAGTTAAATCAAAATTCCTCGAAAAGGTCTTTACGGAAAGAATCGTCTACACAAAAAACTATCAATACAGAGCAGTCAAGTACACCGCAGTGAACGAAAAAAAAGAGTTTTATGACTTTTTTATCATCATGCGTATTGACATTAACGACGTTGATACAACGGCGTATCTTGATGATATTTTCTGGGAGTTCATCGCACAGACAACAGACGGAAAAACATTCACGAGATTTTGAAAGGAGAAAGAAAAAATGAAACTCACCGATGGAAAAAAGACCGTAGAAATTAAACTCCAACGATGGAACGGAAACGGATATGACCCAGACTGGAGCATCGACTACTTCAACTCAAGCTCACTCCCATACAACGAAGAAACAGACACTTACAAAGTAGAAGATGTTGACTACTGCATCGAGACAGCGAAAAAATGGAACGAAGACGGCGCATGCGGTAAGTATGATGAAGACGGCAATCTCGTACGCGATGAAAACATGTTTGTTTTCGTCAACAAAATTTAAAGTAAAAAAAAACAACCCCCCTGACCCTAAAGGGCACGGGGGGAAGTTTTTTTTTTCGGCGGCTATCGCCGCAACAAAACGAAGCAACTTATTGCTTACTAATAATCTGCTCTGTATCGTATTCTAAGGCACTTACCTGCTTCACGGACTTGGGGAT